ATACACCCGTTACATCAACTGCAACGTCATTTGTCTCAAGGATGTCCGCAAAAGCAGAGGCCGCAAAAGGGGAGAAACCGAACATTATTTAGTTTTCCCCCCTTCTACTTAAGTTATTTTACAGCTACTGCATCTACCCATGCTTGGACAGTCAGGCGGTGTTTTACGCTACAGTCCGTATACTTTGCAATGATATCAGCTTCCCAGAGCGCCCGTTCAGGGTCGATTAAATATGTTGGTGGGGCTGGGAGTGTTGGGCACTTTGACGCTAGGTTCGCCGGAGGCAGCGGCATTGGCGTCACGGACACTGCTTTCGAGCACCCTGCGCAGAGCGTCAGGAGCAGAGCAATCAACAGCAACGGTAGGAGCCGTTTTATATATTTCACGTATGGTGTTGGTACGTTCGGTTGCCACGACATCGGCTTGATCTCGTTCGGTTTCATAGGTTTGTGAGACATCATCTACTACCTCTTGTTTTTTAACTCGTGACTTCTCGGCCTTTTTTAGCGCCTTTGCATAAGCTGCATCGCACTGCCAGTCACGGACTTTATACCCAGAGGCTGCGCCAATGACCAGAGCACCTGCCAGCCCGTATATCATAAGTGGGTTGATTAGAGCCATACTGCGTACTTCTTCGTCTTTGCCTTGCGGTCCTCGAGGCCGTGTGTGCCGCCGTTGATCCGCTTTGTTAGCGCAAGGATCGCAGCCTCGCCTGTGCCTTGGTCACAGATAGACCACAGCTTGTTCTTGTCAAAGAACCACAAAGCGCTTTCAAAGCAGAGTTCCCCAGCCACAAGGTCGGGGTCGTGCATTACTTCGGGTCGTCCGATGTAGTTGGCGAAGGCTTGGTAGTTGTCTTTACCGGTGAGTTGGAGCGCTCCGCGTCCACGGTATTTCCATCCGTCCCCAGACGCTTCATTGCCATTGCCCATACGGTTTGCATATACCCGATTAGCAATCTTTTTTGGCTGGCGTTCATACGCTTTAGCCATTGCATCAGTAGGGAAATATTTCCTAAAAATGCTGCGAAGTCCTTTTGCGCCATAGTTTAAATTCTCCGAGAATGTTTTGAAGCCGCCGCTTTCATGCGCCGTTTGAGCAAAAAAATGAGCAGCCCGATCAGGTGATAATTTATAAAAAGCCGCAGCCTTCTTAAACGTACCCGGACCGAATGCACCATCTGCCGTCACCCCTATCTTTGCTTGAAGGTTAATTAAGCTCATTTGTCGTCCTTTCGACTATTCCAAAGCTCAAAGAGCGTCTTAATCTTTTCCTCGACTACGGCGAGACGCACATCCATCTTAGCAAGGATGATTGTAAGCGTGATGAACGCCAATACGATAGGCCAAAGCTGACCTATAAGTTCAACGGTAGAGAGGTCGCCTGCCATTTACGCCGCCGGATTACGCCAGTCAGGGAAGTCGTTTTCATCAACCACGCCGTCGCCGTTAGCGTCCCAGCGTAGATCGTGACGGTGCTTTTCCCATGGGGGCATGTCGTCGTCTTCGTCTTTGTCTTCGTCTACTTCAGGTTCGTCGATAAAGACTGTGCCCTGCGGGTCGTTATATGCCTTTGGCGCTTCCACTTCCATCGAAGGCGTCAGTTCCAGTGGCGGTTCGTGCGCTGGTGGCAACGGTGACGGCTCTTCAGTCTTCTTGTCACGGGTATTGGCGTTGAGGCTCAAACCACCAAGTAGGCCGACGAAGGCACCGATGATTGTCTGAAAGGCTGGGTTTACCGTGTCGAGGATGGCAGTGCTATCGACAATATCGTTAGGTACAAACAGCCCGATGACGAGCGCAAGCACGACCACGAGGATGACCGCAGACAGCGTGACAATAGCCACGCGAATAACAAACTCAACGGTATCGTTTACGCCGTCTTGCTTACTTTCAAAATCATTCAGGAAGCTCATTATACACTCCAAGGAAGAGGTGGTGTCACCACAGGCGGGTTAATTTGGTTGGCAATCTGCTGGGCTACGTTTGCTTCATACGACGCTACTTGTTCAGCACCCATAGCGGCCTGCACCCAGCCAATGACTTGCGCTTGCGTGAGGTCTGCATACGGTGTGAACGGAGCATCGGGGTCGATGGTTACGCCCTGTGAGCCGTATACGCTACCTGCGTATGTTCCATCCGTACCATTTAATGTCCAGTGGACGGTGAAGACCACATCTGGTTCGCCTTCGTATTCTGGGTATGCGTCCATCTGCACGACAGCCCAAGTGTTAGTAATAGCCATTTTAGTTTCCTTCTAGTTGTGCCACACGGGCGCGGAGTGATTGAACTTCTGCAATTAGCAATGGAACAAGCGAAGATACATCCATCTGCTGATGCTTATCAGTGCCATCCTCGTTGACGGCATCCTTCTCGCCCGTGACCGCATATGGCGTGACTTCTTGTGCCTCATGCGCAATAAGCATTGGGCGGACAATCGTTGCGCCGTGCATCTTACCGTTGTACACCTTGAGCGCGTCAATCGTTACGCCTGCATCCGTGACTGGGCCAAGAATGTCTTTTGCGCGATAATCAGATGTCGTTGCGTAAACAGTAATACCACCGGCGCGGTTGTATGTGATTGTGCCGCGAGTTGTGTAACTAGCCTCTGTCCCAAAGTGCATGAAGCCAGCATCGCCAGTTGTTGTTGCATTCCAGACATAGTTATAATCTGCGTTGCTGCTGAACTTATTATGTGAACGGCCAGCTACATTTAGCTTTCCATCAAAATAAGCAACTATCGCAGTAGCGCCCACCAGCAAGTTACCGCTGCTGTCGATGCGCATACGTTCCGAGCCGTTGCCGACATAAGTTACGATTGACGGGTTTGTGCTGTCAAACTTCCAACCACCGCTATTTGATCCATTATTGCGGCCAAAAGAATAAGTTCCGTCGTCCGTTGCAAAGATAGCGCCGTTTACGTCGAGAAGGCCAAATGCTGGTGTTTTCCCAATCCCGACGTTACCACCGCTGGTGATGCGCATACGTTCAGTACCAGCACCAAAGCCTTGGTTGTAGAAACGGAAAGAGCCATCACCCTCTGCGCCGATATGCCAATTTTCTGAAGCTGTGGCTGAGGTGCCGAACTGGTAAAAGGCGTAACCTGCGCCACCGGCACCCGTCCCTGTCCCGATAGAACTACGGACAAGACCCTTAACGTCCAACTTCACACCCGGCGAACTCGTGCCGATCCCGACGTTGCCGCTGCTGTCGATGCGCATACGTTCTGCGGAGTTGGTGTTAAAACTAAGAGGAAACGCACCGCCAGAGCCAATATATGGGTTGTTACCGTTTAGGCTTCCGACGTACAACTCAGATGATACACCCGCACCAAATGCCGCCGCGACATTGGCGTATCCACCAACGGTAGTGCTCCCAATGACTTGAAACTTCGCACCGGGCGAACTCGTACCAATCCCGACGTTGCCGCCGTTCACCTGAATACCAATATTAGCAGCGGTGGAAGACGTTGCCGTGGCCTGACCTTGGATAAGACCCACTGTCCCATTGTTGCCAATAGCGATACCAGACGTTGACCCGTTGAGGCCAAAAAACGAATTGGTTCCAAATACGCCGTTGTTGCCAAACACATGAAGCGCCGCACCGGGCGAACTCGTACCAATCCCGACGTTGCCGCTAGTGTCGATGCGTATACGTTCTGAGTAATTTGTGTACCAGACGTGCGGGCCGCTGTTGGCGGAATAGTTTAGTGACCCCGCACCGCCGAATGAAGCGTAACTGCCGTTACCCGCCCAGATTTGACCCTTAGTGATGGTGCCGTCTGAAAACTCAAAGCTTCCAAAGCCAGAGGCGGTGGTGTTGGTTACGCGGGCACCAATAGATGCCCCTGCGCCAGAAACATCTAACTTACTCGCTGGCGAAGTCGTGCCAATACCCACATTGCCCGACGCATCTTCATTAATCGACTTCTCAGCCGGATATGTGACGAAGACGTCTTTGGTGCCGGTGGAGAAGTCAACCAGAGAGCCACCATTGCTGGATGAAAGCACCGTGGTACGCGCAAGTGTAGGGCCGGTAGATGAATAAGTACCGAGACCGACTTCCCACTGGGAGCCAGCATTAATCGTATAATAGGTCGTGTTGCCGTTACCGACTACCGAGAAGTTCTGATACCCGGTTGGCGCGGTCCCGCTGAGCGTTACCGTACCTGTACCAGTTGTAGTAGTGGTGTCGCGGACGCGATCAGCGAGAACAAGAGCCATTACATAAGGTTCCGTAGTTTATAGATTGCGGTCAAATACGTATCAGTGACGCCATCAACCAGATTGCCAACAGCCCGATTACCCCGACAAATAGCCTCATGGTTCTTCTCGATCCAAGCTGCGTCTTCGGTCAATACTGCGAGTATCTCTGAAGCTTTTGTGGGAGTCTTAGGGATTGTACCAATCAGGTCGAATGCACCTTGATACGCCTCAACCAACTTATCTATGTTATCAATGACGTTGTCATAGAACTCGTTCAGCGCAACATGCCGCGCATAAGCACCGACACCATTAACTGTCCAGTGCTCAAAATGCGCAATATTACGGGCGTAGAACACCCGGCTGACGAGGTCTTCGATCATTATGCGATCCGAATAATAGCGGTGGTGTTAGTAGCCGTTGGGAAGATGATTGTGAAATCACCATTCGTCGAGGTCTTGTCCGAACCGAAATCCAGCACAGCCACAGCAGCGTTCGTCAGCGTGGTGTTCGCGTTTGAGTTAGCCGAAGGAGTCGTGTTATAGATCAACGCGCCGCGAGCCGTGATGGTCGCGTTGGCAAAGGTCAGGTCGGAAAAGTCCGTGAAGCCCGTACCCGTCGAAGACGTATTGTTCGATGTCACAACACCAAGGTTGGTCAGCGAGCCGCCGCCAGCGGTGTAGTTCGTGCCCGAAGACGAAACTTCGTTCGACGCAGTATACGCCGTGGTGTTCGCATCGAGCGAAGCAGCCGAGGTATATAGAGCGAGCTTGAAGGTGTCACCACCTGTTGCGCGGAAATCGTGTACAGCGAGCATAAGCTCGGCCTTGAACGACGTGGTCATTGCTTGAGTAATTGCCATTTCGTGGCCTCCTTATGCGTCTAAAATAGGGATCAACTCTGGATGCCCTGCCTGAGTGAACTTGTTTACCAGAGTTACGTTATGCGACCGTACGGCCTCATGCATATAGTGCACAAGTACTGCGCGTATGCTATCTTTGAAGGCTTCCGCTTGGTCACGTATAGCAGGGTGTGCCTGACTACCCACGTAGATAATTTTATCCAGCGCACGCTCAGCCGTCTCCTCAGGCGTGAAACCACGACCCTCGGTCGCCATGACCATTACGCTTCCAACATCGCTTAAACCATTAAACATATTATCTCACCTGCTGGCGGATTTGAGGTGTACGGTACATATCCTGACGGTTCTTACCTTCACCAAGTTGTTTGAGCATAGCAAGTGACTCGCCGTAACGCTGCTGGTAGTTAGCTATAATCTCCGCCTCACCCTTCATGAAGGTGTAGGCTTCCAGCAGAGAACCATAAAGCAGCACGCTGTCAAAGTTGTCACCAAGCCATGATGTACCAGCCGTCACGATGGATGGTGGGTAGTAGAAGTAATGCAGTTCGGCTGTATAGTTCGCGTCTGGCGTGGGGCCGAGGATATACGAGTTTTCATCAAAGAACGCATAGTGGGTCGGAATCCCCGTAGTGTTTGGGTTAGGGAACGATTCGCGGATGAAGTTTACATCCTTGTTCAACAAATAGCTGTATTTACCAGTCGCATCAACCACAGCCAGCGAGAAGTTTGCCAGCCAGTCAGACGGCACCGAGAGGTACTTATTTCCTGCTGTAAGGTTGCCGGTCACGTTCTTGCGTAGGTCCAGAAGCTGGACCATATTATAGATACGCTGTTCGGCCTCTTGGATGAACGTGTTAATCTGTTCGGTAGACGTCAGTGTAACCGTGCTGGAGCCGTCAGAGCCGGTCCATGAGGTATTGGGGAAGTCGTTTTCGACATACCCCTTAATGGTCTCGAACAGAGTAGCGTAGTTCATTAGCCCATCTTCGTGCTGCTGCTGTTCCCCCGGGTGGTGTTTTTAGTACCACGGGTACGCAGCGTTTGCGTGTTGGCGATCTTGTTTGGATAGCCGTTGTTGCCCAGATCAATAGCAGTGCTGCCAGTCATCGTGTGGGGAGGAGCATAGACGCTGGCGGGGCCAACTTCGTTGCCGCCTTTTTTCATGCTGAACTTAGCCATTCTTCACCACCTTAACTTCATGCTTTGGAACCGAGCGCACAGAACGCTTCTGGTTAGCGACCTTAGCAAGATTGCGTCCCATTTTCAACATCTGTTCGTTAGTCTTACCACCCTTAGCCATAACTTACTCCTATGTTTGTACCGTTACTGTACCTACTTCACCTGCACCTACTAGCGCATTTGGTATATCAGGCAAACCTAAAGCGTTGTCTAGCCCTACCGGTGCCCAACCCCACTGGATAATCCGGCTACCGTCGCTGGGGCCACCGAAAGCTAATTGATTGGCTGACGGCACTTCACCACGGACTAATATCTTAAGCCCAGTCATACCTGCCTGCCAGAAACTGACGTCAGGGCGTGGGTTACGTAGCGCCTGCGGGTCATCAACCGGATACATACCGATCTGAAGCTGCGGCTGGTCAGGCTCCCAACAAGTAGGGCACACAAGGATATTGGTGCTCTTTGTCTTGATGGTTAGCTTGCGAAGCTGTTTTAGTTTATATCGAAAGCCACAGCGGTCACACTCTGCAATGGCCTTCTTACCAGAGGCAAACGGATTGGGCATCGTACCTCCTAGATGAACATCTGGCGCGGAGCGATCCGCAGCGGAGCCTTTTCGCGGTCTTCGTCAGCAGCCTGTTGCCAAGCTTCATCATACATCTGCTTCAGCAATCCTGTACGCTCCATTGCGCCGGGAAGTTTGAGCGACAAATAATACGCAAGTCCAGCCACCATGCAAGGTAGGAAGCGGAACGGGATGTCCTGCGTATTCACACCGTCACCAGCGTCCTGCATACGGCGCAGGTAGTAGTAAAAGAAGACGTAGTAGTTGCTTTGCTCTGGAGCAGGCCACACGTTAATCTGCGGGTACGCAATACCGGTAGTCGGTTCAGTCGCGCCTGACTGGCGGTTGATCCACACCTGAATAGGACGCCCTTGAGCATTCTTGTTTGGGATCGTGATATATGTGTCGGCGCTGATACGGTTGATGTTGATATCAAGCTGGTTCGAAGTTGTACCAGCATTTGTACGTATCACATGTTCTAACAGGTCAATCGTGTCCACTGGCAGGTTATACGCGATCTGCCCCTGCACCAAGGGGATCGAAGCTTGCTCGATGGTCCACAGGTTAATGCCACGGTTTGCCCACTCAATCGTAAGCAGGTTCAAGCTACGGCGAGCCGTCTTAAGGTCGTAACCTGTACGAAGCTCAGCACCGCAGCGCTCAAAAGCTTCTTCAACAAGCTCATTGAGATTAAGGTTAAATGCTGTGGTGCCGGTCGTAGTCATCGGTACTTAGCTGCCTTTTTTGCTATAGCCTTTGGCTGCTTAACGAACTGTTTGCCCGCTTTAGTGCCTTCGCGTTTCGCCTTGCTTGTAGCAGAGTATTCCTTTGAACTCAAAGCCTCGCGTGCTTTCTTAGGTAAGTAGCGCTCGCCAGTAGCCTTAGGCCCCTGTGTAGACGGCTTGCCTGACTTAGTTCCCCAGTCTTCCTTACCCCATTTAGACAAGGATTTCTGAGCTTCCGTCTTCGGGCCACTGTAGCTACCGCCGGACTTCTTGTACCGCTGGGTCGCAAGCTGGGCTTTACGTGCCGACCATTGACCCGCGTTTCCCCCCTTGGTGCCAGCCTTTACACTGGCAACAATGCGCTTCCATTTAGGTTCGTCCGACCGGGCCATTACTTCTTCTTGAAGCCTTTTAGCATCTGCGCAAACCGTGCACGCTGACCTAACTTACCGGGGGCCTTGGCGGCTTTGGCAAGCTTCTTTGCCGGGATCGGTTTGCCCTTCTTAGCACCAAGGGCCGAGCGCAATGCACCCGGCTTCTTGATAGCTTTCGAAATATCCAGCTTACCACCGGTAGCCATACCGATGGCTTCGCCTTTTGGCATCTTGGACTTACTGATAGCCCCCATACCTCGGCACGGGCGCATTAGCAGGTTTT